GGAAAACACGCAAGGACTGGTAAACCGTTAGCTCGAAAGACCATAGTGCAGTATTTGAGTTTTATTTCTATTGTGTTCGATTATGCCATGAAATTGCATATACTTTCGGATAACCCCTGTCGCGGAGTGAGTGTCCCAAAGGGTGAAAAGCGAGAAAAAGAGGTTTATACCCTCGAAGAAACCAAACAATTCTTCAAGTTGATTGAAACAGCGCTATTAAAATATCGGTTGTTTTTTACTCTCTTGATTTACAGCGGGTTCAGAAATGGTGACGCTTATGTCAAGCACGGAAAAAATTTTTTTGTGTAAATAATTTATGAACGAAATCCTATAAAAGCGCCATTTGAAGCGGTTTGTCACGAGCCGTTATTTTTTTGCAAAAATATTTTTTGAAACCTCTTGACAATGCGCCCGATTGAACGTATAATAAAAATGCGTTCAATCGAACGTATTATAATCTCACAAATTGAAAGGGGTATCATTTTATGGATGGTTGGCTTGTAGTCGTACCGGACAGAGGCGTGTTGATCGGTCAGCGCGAAAAATTGGGGCTTACACAAGAGGAAGTTGCGAAAAAGGCAGGTATTACACTTAAACAGTATCAGATGTATGAGAGCCACGACGGTCGTGAGTTTTCACAATCGTCTATGCGTATCGTTAACGCGGTCTTAACAACTTTGGAGCTTGATCCGACAGCTTTTGCAAAAGGGGAATATTCGCTTGAACCAGTACCCGAAGATCACCCTATATACAAAATTCAAGATAAAATTTAGTCGGGAGGGATTGATTTGGAAAATCAAGCGCTCCGGGACGAAAAAACCATTTTGCTTGAAGCCCGAAAGAAACTCGGCCTGACACAGACGCAGGTAGCAGAAAAAGCCTATATTACTTTACGTCAATATCAAAAGTTTGAGGGCGGCGAACGCAAATTATCATCATCGTCTTTTTGGATGGCAAGCAAGATATTACAGGTGTTGGAGCTTGACGTCACCACTTTTGCACGGGGCGGTTACGCCTCTTGCGAGCCAATGAATACGGTCGAGGACACAGAAAAGAACGGCTCGTAGTGAACCGCTCTTTTCTATGTTACGACTATCACAAGCCTGCCGCAAAGTTTACAAACTTCCAATGAATTTCAATATGATTGCCCGGAAATACCAAGACTTTCTCAACAAGAGCGTTCACAACATCACGCGGCGTCGCTGTTTCGGACAACGCGCTCTTTGCGGCGGTTACGGCTTTCTTATCCGCTTCCTTGTCGCGCTCCGCTTGTTTGAGAAGGGCAAGCTGTGTGTTCAGCCTGTCGATCTGCGCGGTGTAATCGGCTTTTAATAATTGGAATGTATCACGGCTAATTTCGCCGGTTAGAAACCGCTCATAGCATTGCTGCCGCTGTTCCGCAAGCTGATTGATTTGCCTTTCGCAATCGTCCATTTGACGAGCGCCCGCTTTTGCTTTCCGAAACTCCGATAAATCCTCGGAACCCAAAACAACCTCGGCCTGTTTTCTGATTATAATCATTACCGCGTTTTCAAGACTATCGGCGCTGACTTTCATCTTGTGGCACTCAGCGGCAGGGTCGGCGTGAGTTTTCATACAGCGATATGTCCTGTTTACGTTATAATCGTTGTACGACAGAGCAAACCCGCAACAGCCGCAAGCCGTTTTTCCCGATAATAGGTATTCCCTGCGGTTCATGTTCTTCCTGCTTACCGCGCGGATCGCTTGCACCTGCTCAAAGACTTCTTTGTCTATAATCGCCGGGTGTTTGTCGGGTATCCTTACCCACTCGCTTTTAGGCTTGTGGTACTTCTTATTTCCGGCAATCTGATAGGTTTTTCCGGCAATATAAGTACCGATATACTGCTCGTCTTTCAAGATGTCACGGACAGCCTGCGGCATCCAGCGGTTAGTTGGTCGTATATCACAGCCTTTGTTTAGTTTGAACTGCTCGGAAGGTGTAGGGTGTCCCGCTTCATACAGCTTATCGCTGATTGCCATAGTGGATAAACCGTGCAGCGCCATATTGAAAATCGCTCTCACCACCGAAGCGGTAAGTTCAGCCACAATCCAATCGCCGCTTTCATCTATTGCGTACCCATACGGAACGGCACAAGATTTGCGTTCGCCGTTTGTTATCCTGGTCTGACATGAACGGCTCACTTTGCTCTGCGCGGGTTTATTGGGTGATAATTCTTTGGGGCGTTTCAACATATCCTGCACCTTTGCGAAGTCCTCTTTACTTACAATGGCGGGGTGGCTGTCGGGTATAATGATCCACTCCGATCTATCGTTCACAATCAGCGACTTGGAGCCGATGCGGGACGATTCCTGTTTTCCCGAAACATAGCTGCCGGTGTACTGTTCATTGATAAGGATTCGGTATAGCTGCTTCGTCGCCCACATACATTTCGGAACAATGTCTTTGCCGCGCTTCGTTGCTTCATATTCACTCGGCGTAGGGTATCGCGCCTCAAACAATTTGTCGCGGATTTGCGAAGTAGAGAACCCTTCCAAAGCAAGCTGAAATATTATCCGTATCGTTTCGGCGGCTTCGGGGTCAGGCTCCCACTTTCCTTTATCATTCTTGCGGTAGCCGTGAACAGCGCCGCCAACGATGTGTTCGCCGTTTTCCATGAGTACACGTTTTGCGGTCTTGATCTTTTTTGCAAGGTCTTTGCTGTAATATTCGTGCATCAGGAACTTAAACGCCACGTCAATGCCGCCCGTGCCGTCTTTGTGGTCGCGGGAATCGAAACCGTCGCTCACGGCAATGAAACGAATACGGTACAGCGGAAAGACCTGTTCGATATAATAGCCGCTTTCCATTTCATTGCGGGCAAACCGCGAGAAGTCCTTTGTGACAATGCAGTTTACTCTGCCGCAGCGCACAAGGTCTATCATTTCCTGAAAGCCGGGACGGTCAAGGTTCGTGCCGGTGTAGCCGTTGTCAACAAACTCCAAAACTTCCGCGCCCGGTATATCCAATTCATCTATGTGCCTGTCAAGCAAAAGCCGCTGATGGGGTATGCTCAGGCTGTCAGAAGCCGCGTCGTCGCGGGAGAGCCGGATATATTTAGCTATAACATATTCATTCATGCCCCTGCTCCCCCTTCCGCTAATTCCTCACTGCTGTGAACAACATCGTCCATAAATCGGAACTTAACCCCGATACGCCCGCTGTGATAGACTATGATTTTTTCAACAAGTCTGTCGATGATCTCTGCTGTCAGGTCGGAAACCTGTTCTATCTTTCGGACGCTTGCGCGGGCTTTTGACAACACTTTTTCCTGCTGCGCGCGGTTGTGGACGGCGTCCTGTAAACGCATTACCTGATCCGTCAGCGACGTTATTCTTGTTTCGTATGCTCCCTTCATATCCTTGTATTCGGCGTCGGATATGTCGCCGTCCACAAGACTTTGATATAAACCCGCGAGAAAGCGGTTGTTTTTATCAAGCTCGGATTTAGCCGCCGCCAATTCGTCTTTCAGCTTGTCGCCTGCCGAAACGCTGACAGCGAAATTGTTGACATCTTGCGAAAGAGCCAACGTCAGGAAGGGTTCATGCTTGCGTATGAGAGCAAACACCATTTCCTTCATGGCGGTTTCCGTAATCGTAACGCCGTTACAGGCGTCTTTGGCGTACATAACGCTCACATTGCAAAAATACCTGTAAAACCTCTCGCCGCCGCGCTTTCTGTGCAGCGCGTGACCGCATTGAGCGCAGTACAGCTTGCGGGCAAAGACATTTTCGGTGTTCGGGGTTTTGTAGTATGGTTCATCCGGGGCGCTTTTCCTGACCCACGCTTCCTGCACAGCGTCATATAGCTCACGGCTGACAATCGCGTCGTGGGCGTTTTCGGTTATAGTCCACTCGGATTCGGGCAGATTTACCTGAACGCCATCTACGACCTTGCTTCTGCCCTGAATCATTACGCCGCAATACACTTTGTTTTTCAAAGTATCGCGGACAGCCCGCAAACTCCACCACTCCGTCAGCGCGCCTGTTTCTTTCCCCGAAGCCAAACCGATAGAGTGCATATAGCGTCGCGGCGGCATGATCTTATTGTCGTTGAGCCACGCCAGTATTGACTGATGGCTTTGCCCATCAGCCGCCATTTCAAACATTTGCCGGACGACAGGGGCGGCGTATTCGTCTACGACGAGTTGATGGCAGTCCTCGCGGCTCTTGAAATAACCGTAAGGGGCGTTGCTTCCGATGAATTTCCCGTTGCGGATATTCATTTGTATGGTAGCTTTTATTTTACGGCTTACGTCTAAAATATAGGCTTCGTTCACCATATTTTTCAGACTGACCATGATACCGCCGCTTTGACCGTTAATGGAATCGTGACCGTCCGTAACCGCTATATACCGCACATCTTTCGACGGAAAATATTTTTCCATATAGTAGCCTGAATCTATGGCGTTTCTACCGAGCCGCGATAAGTCTTTTGTTATACAGCAGTTGATTTTTCCGCTCTCCATATCGGCAATCATGCGCTGAAACGCCGGACGCTCGAAGGATTTTCCGCTATGCCCGTTGTCAACGTAACATTCGCGCAGTTCTATATCGCTGTGATCGGCGATAAAAGAGTTGATTATAGCCTGTTGGGTTTCGAGAGAATCGCCTTTGTGTTTTTTGTCAACGACCGACAACCGGATATACGCTCCCGCGTAAAACATGGGCTTCTGAACAACCTGCACCGGCGCGGTTTCTGCGTGTTTCCTGCTTTTACGAGCCACTTTGCTTGCCTCCCTTCTTGACTTGGCGGAGGCTTTTCAAATATGCGTCAAAAAGTGAAACATCCATATCGCCGCCGATTGAGCCGTCCACAGCCTTTACAGTAATCCCCTTATCCCGCAGACCGTCAAGCCATTTCAACACTTCACAGACATTCCTGCCGATACGGGGCAGCGAATGGACATATACCGCATCGATTAACCCCGCTTCTATATCGGCGTTTAACCGATTCATAGCCGGGCGGTTCAAGCTGCTGCCGCTTTCGTCGTTATCAACGAACACGGCAATTTCGCCGCAGCCTTGTTTTTTGGCGTAACTTGATACCCGATTCTCCTGTTCCGCGATCCTTTCATCGTCCGCGCGCGCAAGCCGGCAGTATACCGCCGCTCTCATTTTCTCAGCCATTTACGCCGCCTCCTTTTCGAACAGATCGACGGCGTTTTCGTATTCAAGCTGATAGTTGAAGCTGATCTCCAATTCAGTCCTGCCGAGTACACGGATGCTGTGTATCAGGTGCATCACAGTCCTGCGGTCAATAACGTCGAGATTCTCGAATTTCGTGAAATGCTCCGTCCACGCCATACGCTCATGCCTGCATGAAAGCACGGCCTCAATCTCGTTTTGGAGCCTTACGTTAGCTGCCGTCAGCGTTTCGGCGTCCACGGAGTATTTGTCTTTCATTGCCTTATGTTCGCTCTTGCTCAAATTGCCGTTCATCATGTTTTCGTACAGCCCGGCTTTATAAACGCGGATTTTTTCAAGCCTGCGCTCGTTTTCGGCGATTTGCTCCGTGAGCCTGCCGGCGAGTTCACGGGCTATGCGCGTGGCGTCCAAACCGGCTATCAGCGTTTCAAGCGACGCGATATTTGAAATATGCGCCTTTACGTTGCCGAGGACGCATTTTACAAGGTCGGATTCTTTCAGCATGACCGCACCGGCGCAGCCGTTGTTCCTGCCGGTCGGACACCAATAATAGTAGCTTTTTTCACCTTTATATGACGCGGTTTTTCGCGTCATGCGGTTGCCGCAGCAGCCGCAAATGAGTATGCCGGAAAACAGATATACCTTATCGCCTTTCGGCGCGGTACGGGTATCCAGCCGCATGATTTTTTGCGTAAGGTCGAAATTGTGCCGCATAATAATAGCTTCATGGGCGTTTTCGGTTCTGTGCCACTCGTCCTCCGGCCTTTGCACAAGCTCTTTCAACTTGTAGTTCGGCGTTCCTGTTTTGCCCTGCACCAATGTACCCGTATAAGTTTCGTCGGTTAATATACGGATGATGGTAGTGGCAGACCACTTCGCACCGTCTATATCGGCGTAGCCCTTCTTGGGGTACGGAAGCCCCCTGTCCTTTTTATACTCCATAGGAGAGAGGACGCCGCGCCCGTTCAGTATCTCGGCGATCCGCGCCGCGCTGCATCCGTCTATCTTCATGCGGAAGATGTCGCGGACGATTTCGGCGGCGTAATCGTCTTTGACAAGCCGGTTACGGTCGTTTTCGTCCTTTTTATAGCCATAGACCGGGCAAGCGCCGGTATAGTCGCCGTTGGCGCGCTTAACGTCCAGCGCGCTCCGTGTTTTGCCGGATATATCGCGGCAGTATTCGTCGTTCATAATGGATTTGACCGACACGAAAAGACCGTCCGTGTCGTCGTTCAGAGTATCAATATTGTCATTGATAGCAATGAACCTGACGCCGAACGCGGGGAATATGCGCCGCAAATAACGTCCCGTTTCGATCCTGTCGCGTCCCAGGCGTGACAAGTCTTTCGTAATGACGCAATTCGCTTCGCCGTCCTGTATGAACTCCATCATTTTATTAAACGAGGGGCGGTCGAAAACGATACCCGAAACGCCGTCGTCCACGAACTCGCCGACGACCTCTATTTCCGGGTGGTGTCTGATGATATAATCATCAATCAGTTTGCGCTGGTTTACCACGCTGTCGCTTTCGCCCTGTTTGTTATCATCAGAGCTTGACAGGCGGATGTACTTAACCGCTTTGTATTTAATTTCCTGCATGAGTAATGCCTCCTTTTAATTCCCGTAAACTTTCCCGAAAATCAAAGGGCGGCAGGTTTGCTGTATCCTTTTCCGTCTATTATTGTACGGAAACCCTTTGGGAAAGTCGAGGTTGTCGTTTGATTTTTGAAGTCTTATGTTTTAAGCCATCATCCCCCGCAGGCAGTCCTCTATGTTTGTCCCATTGTTCGCGTATACAGCCTTGACGGTAAATGTTTCGCATTTATATCTCTCCATGTCTTTAATTTGCCGCTTAAACTCGGTGCAGCGTTCCCTTTGCGGCAAGTCCCGGTTTACATCGACCGTGCCAATGTCCACCAAACCGGCGTCATATATATTATCCCGCATAAGCGTAACCTCCGTTCTGCTCTAACCTATCCGACCTATTCCCAAGTTGGGAATAGGTCGGATAGCTTCTGTTTATTCAAAATATTCGTCCGGCTTTACCATGTGAAAGAAGCCCTCGACATCATCCATGTCGTCCGTCACTTCCATTTCCGGCAGGCCGGAAAGCAGGTAATCGCGGTACGGAGCGTTTTTCCTCAACCTGCTGTCAAAAAACGCGATGAGCGCCGTGTCCTTTTCGGTTCGGATCGGACGCCCCGCCCCCTGACGCGATTTAATGAGCATATCCGGCATAAGCACGAGTTCCTTGTACTCGTCCATATCCTTATACTGTGTCCTCTCATATTCCCCGATGGGATCAGGCACGGCGAAGGGCAACTTGGCGATGATAATCATACTCAGCGCGTCGCCGGGAATATCTATACCCTCCCATAACGCGCCCGCCGCGAACAATACGCCGTTACCGCTCTGCTTGAAACGATCTATCTCCCGGACGCCGCCTTTGTCGAGCCGGAAAAGCGGGAACGGTATGCCGCGTTCTTTGAGGCGTTCCCACACCATATCCATCACCTTATAACTCGTGAACAGGATAGCGGCGTGGCCGTGGGAAGCGTATAAAAGTTTTTCGGTTTCGTTGGCGAGCGCGAGGATATATTCTTTGTTGTTCTGATCGGGGAACGGGACGTTTTCGCTGATGTATATTAAAGCGTTCTGTTTATAATCGAACGGTGACGGTTTGCTTGTTTCCACCAGCCGATGCCCGACGCGCTCCAAACCGAGCGCCTTTTTTATGCGGGAGAAGTCGCCGCTTGCGGAGAGTGTCCCCGATGTGAGAATCGCCGGTACGCCTTTGCTCCATAAATCCTTATATAACTGCGTATCAAGGTTTTTCGGTATGGCGCACAGTCGGTTTTCGTCGCTGTCTTTTTCGAGCCAGCAGATATGTTCATCATGCCGGACGAGTATGGCGGCCTGATTTCGGACTTGTTCAAGCTCCCACAGGATTTGCGCCCTGCGTCCTGTGCCGATGCCCGCGAGAGGTTCGGCTGTTATGCGCTCGATCAGCTCGTCCGAGATATTGCGTATGTTACGGATATGTCGGTGCGCTTCCTCGTCGATCACGGCGGTGAAACGGTCAGCTTCATCTTCCGTATCGCCGTTATCTGTCTTTTCATGTATCCCCCGGAAAAGCCTCGCACTTTCGTCGAACAAGACCCCCGCCGTATGGCGGATATATCTCTGCGCTTCCTCATATTTGAGATTGAGGCTGTCGGCCATATCCTTTACATCCGGCAGGGTGAGGCTTGACAGTTCCACGCCGTACATCGACCGTGCCGCCGAGAGGAATTTGTGTGCTTCATCTATGATGATACATTGATAATTCGGTATCAGCGGACGCTTATTGTCGCGGCGGCGCTGGGTATCGGCGAGCAGATAGTTGTGGTTGCACACCTGTATGTCGATCTCCGAGGATTGCGCCTGCTCGCGGAAACGCAGGTACGGGCAGGTAGCCCGTTGCGGGCAATGGTTGTCGCAGCGGTCGGGAACGCAGATTTTACGTTTGACGTGCGCGGTAAGCCCGTCGATCTCCGCGAGGTCTATCGGTGCGGACGGCCTCAACAGGTTTTCAAGAACCTTCCTTATATCAGGGTTCCGCTCAAACGGTATGTGCGTCCGCAGGTTGCGCTCGCAGACATAATGCTCACGCCCTTTGCGGATCACGGCTGTCAGCGGCTCTTTTATAACGCCGTGTTCGAGTAGGATGTCGGACAGTATGGGGATATGCTCGGTTACGAGCGCCTTTTGGAGCGCGATGCTCGACGTGGCGATCACGATGGGCATATGCGCCATTTCAACATAGGGCGTACCCATGTAGAGGCTCATATTGTAATACCCGTTCAACCTGCCGCGTTTTGCGATAACGGCGGCGGCAAGGTACGCGAAGGTCTTTCCCGTGCCGACTTCGGCTTCCGCGAGGGAAACGCCGCGCCGGTTGATGGCTTCAAGGATATGTTCCGCGAGGGATATTTGCTCTTTTCGGATAACGTACCCGTGCTGCGGCAGGATTTCATTGAAAAACTCTGACAGCATATCGCGGCAGTTTTCAATGGCGATCTTGTCCCCGAACGATCTGTCAGCTTGTAACCGCCCCGCGCCCGCGACGCATGACAGGCGTATCTTTTCGGCCATCGCGTTTACGCCGGATGTTGTAAGCGGCGTCGGGCGGCGGCTGATGACCTCACGCCGTCCGTCTTTGAGATTGACCGCTGTGTAGATATAGGTTTTACCGGTGTCGCGCTCCATCAGGACGCAGCCGTAAGCCGTGAACAGCGGTATTGTGCTTTCGGAGAACCGTATCGGAAGTTCCTTCGGCACGTTTCGTGATATTTCACGTTGAATGTTTGTAGTCATATGAGAACGTGTCCTTGTATAATGTATTTAGGTTTTGAAGGGAACCCATAACCCTTGAAACCACCGCCGTTATCTGTGATAATAGCGGTATGGGATAGAGTGGCGTCGGCTTGTCCTTGAGTTTCGGACTCGTAATTGAAAGACTGACGCCTCTTTCCGAACAGCAGGTTGCGAATAAGTTGGATGTTGCGGAGTACAATGCTCCGGCTTCGTATCTCCCACAAGGCTGTGACGCTGGTCGGTAAAGAGGGAGACACTTGCCCAAATCCACAAGGAACAAGGTGGCGGTATGTTTTACCTCGGCATCGACATCGGAAAGAACACACACGTTGCGAGTATGATTGGGGAGGATGGAAAACCGGTATTCCGCGCTTTTTCGTTCTCCAACACGACCGACGGCGGTGAGTCGCTGCTTGCCAAGCTATCAGACATCGCGCCAGTAGAGCTTGTGATTGGTTTAGAAGCGACGGGCCATTACTGGCTTGCCGTGTACTCTTATCTGCGCGACAGGGGCTACAAGCTCCATGTAATCAATCCGATCCAAACAGATGGATGGCGAAAGGGTGTTGAAATCCGCCGCCGCAAGACAGACGTAATTGATTCTGTGTTGATTGCCGAACTCATTCGCTATGGCGACTTCATTGAAGCCAAACTGTCGGAAGAAGCTGTCCTTTCACTAAAGAATCTGACTCGTTTTCGTAGTTATCTGGCAGATTCTATAGGTGACTTGAAACGCAAAGTTATCTGTGTACTGGATCAGGTGTTTCCTGAGTACCAAAGCGTGTTTTCCAATGTTTTCGGGAAGACATCAAAGGAAATATTGCTTCAGTTCTCCAGCCCCGCCGAACTTGAAGATGTTTCTGCGGATACTCTCGCCGAACTGTTGGCTGCATTGAGCCGGAAGAAGCTGGGTTATGAAGTCGCTGAGAAGTTGTCGGCTGCCGCCTCGAAGTCGTTCGGCGTGACTTTCTGCCGCGATAGCTTTACGTTTCAGTTGCGTATGCTGATTGAGCAGATCAAGTACATTGAATCTCAGGTCAAAGATACGGAAACCGAGATAGAAGTTATCATGACGAACTTGACTTCGCCCATCACGACCATTCCTGGTATCGGCAAAACAACTGGGGCTGTCATTCTCGGAGAGATTGGAAGCATAGAGCGTTTCGATAACCCTGCCAAACTCGTGGCCTTTGCGGGCATAGATGCCACGGTACTGCAATCCGGCGAGTTCGAGGGGACAAACAATCGAATGTCAAAACGAGGATCGCCATATCTGCGGAGGGCGTTATATCAGGCTTCACTGATTGCCGCCACCGGGAGAAACCCAGATCCTATTCTCAGAGCTTTCTACTTGAAGAAAATATCTGAGGGCAAACACCACAGTACCAGCATCGGCGCGGTTTCTCGTAAACTCTGTTACATTGTTTTCTCGGTTCTCAAGGAAAATCGACCCTTTGAAGTAAGAATCCCATAGTCATACCTGCTTTCCGGCCTGCTCAGACAGGCTTATTTGTGTTTCTTTCTTTTGTCTTAACCCCTTTGGCGTGGAAAATCTTGATTTTTTATGCTAAAGGGGTTGACAGATTATAGTTGGTCTTTCATTTTTGTTTTGCCTGACGGCTCTGTGGTGCGGCGGAAGCGGAAGCCTCCGCCGCAGTAGCAGAACCGTCAAGAGTTTGGTTTGTTGACGGTAAGATAAAATCAATTCTGCTTGTGTCCTATTTGCCTCATTACCCGGACACAGGGGAAACAACGGGCTGTGAATCAAATCACACACGGAAGCTCCCGCGGGTCTATCCCAACCCGCACGACGCTTCCCCGGTTCGCGCCTCCACGCTGTCCGGCCCCAGTTCTCTTGGGGGAGTACCATTATCACCGTCTTACCGTTTATTTGCCCGGCCTGTCCGCTCACTCGGCGGCGGCGAAGGGGCGCTCGTACCCGTTACAGGTAGTCCTGGCGCGCGGCATGGCGGTTATCGTACCCGATTGTTCCGATATGACCGGCATAAAGAGAGCCGGTGTTTGTCAAAGAGCGGGTGAGAGGAAAAAGTCCTCTCATAAGGGGTACCGCTGAAAATGGTTTTTGTCCCGCTGGTTTTTAATCTATTTGGGTTCAATTCCCCGCCGCTTGCGGCGAACCGTTCCATAATTTTTGCGGGCGGCTCCCGCAGGAGCCTGCAAGTCCGCCGTAATACCCCGTGATCTTGCCGCGGGGATAGGTGGACGGGAGCAAAAATTTTAATCAGATAAAAGTTTTTTCAGTTTGCCGAGAGTTTTTGTTTTGAGCCTATCGACACTCGACTTTGTTTTCTCTGAAAGCTCGGCGTATTCGCGGATTGTCATGTTCTCGAAGAATAACGCCTGTATCAGAGCGCGTTCGTCGCCGTCCAACAAATCCAAACAACGGTGAAGCTCCTCAAGCTCCATTTTTTGTAACAGGGCAGTTTCCGGCTGTTGTTCGTCGGCGGGGTAATCCCAATCCTCATCTACAAGTTTGTCTAACGATACTTCGCGCTCCGGTAACACGACGGGCATACCGTTTTTATCCGTGACCGCCCTGCCATTCGCGTCTTTAAGCACACGGTCACGTTTCAAGTCATATTCCATGTACTCCATCTTACGGGCAACCGAAGCGTACTCCCTGTATATTTCCTTGCTGATTTCCACTTCCGTGCCGTCTACTCTGATGAAATAGGCGGTTGTGCCGTCAACATTTTTACGGTTTCTGTAATTCCTGTTTTTGTGCCAGTTGTTCATTTGCCTTTCCTCCGAATTTTGAATTTTTGTGGTGAACAAAAATCCAAAATCGGAGGGGCGCGGATAGGTGCTATCATTTTCGGCTTGTCCATAATTGCTTGCTCTTTTGTGCGTGAATTTGAGCGTCAGATAACTCTCATAGGACAAGCCTAATATTTTTTGAAAATCAAAACCTCTCACGGCCTGAGAATAAAAAACCCTGTAACCATGCGGGTTTTCAAGGTTTGGAAAAGACGCGAAAAACAAAAAGGGCGAAACCGCACAGGATTTCGCCTCCAAAAATTCTCACGCCGTGAGAAAAATTATTTAGTTTTTACATTAAAAAAGCGCCGCTGTTGAGATCATCAACCGCGACGCTTGTATATTTCTATCTCATGCTTTAACTTCCGGCGGAAATATCGTCGCCGAGCGGCGATACACCTCTTATATTCAGCTTGGAAAGAAACTCATTCCGCACGTCAATGGATTTACCGCCGAAAGCTGTGATTGCCGTCATATACGCCGTGTGTGCCTCGCTGCCGTCAAAGGCGAACCCCGCCTTGCCGAGCAATTCCCCGGTTCTGTATATATCTAAATCCATACCCGCGCAAAAAGCAAGGATGGAACGGAAGGAAGGTTTGCTTTGGTCGTCCCGGAGCCGGTAATAAGTCGCTTGGGATAACAGCGTCCGCTCCTGAAATTCCATCGCTCCGATTTTCTTGGTTTCTAAAATGTTTTTCACCGATTGAGAAAAAGATATGTTCAGCCTTTGCCGCTCCGATGATCCGGCTGTAAATTCTTCCGCAAGCTCCCGCGCAAACTCAAACGCCGCGCTGTTGTCTTTACTATTATACTTCGGGAAGGTTTCATAGGTTTTGTTGCGATACAGTATATCGCTGAACCTACCGCCGCTCTCTTTGATATTGATGCGGACATTCGCAAATTTGAGGGCGCATTTGTCGAGGTTAGCCCACGCGAAGTCGGTCAAGCGGGGAACGCCGTCCCCATCATACTCAACGCATTTTTCATGGTTTATTACAAAATGATTGTCGGCGTAGGTGAAAAAACCCGCGCCTGCCAGCATACGAAGCTCCGGGTTTTCGCAAAGCTCATAATATGCCTTGTATTCGTCTATCTCATAGGTATATGACTGAAAATCAAACTCGTGTATTTGAATGTCATTGACTTCCTCATAGCCCATATCCCGCAGACGGTATTTCGCCGTTTGCCGGGACGTGCCGTAAAACTTCGCCAGTTCGTCTATCAGCTTTATGTAATACTCGGTTTCATCGTCGAAAAGGCCGGGCGGGAAGTCAGCGGCTATCTCGGCGATTTTCGCGGGCAGGGTTTCCCTCGGCATGAGGATACGCGCCCCGATCCCGTTGGCGTGCCATTCCAGCCATTCCTCGTCGCTCCACGATGTTTCGCTGTCCCATAATACCCGCGCGGGCTTCGGGCAGCGGTGCGCCACATAGTAAGTGTTATACAGAAGCCGCTTTATATCCGCGAATAGCCTGTGTTTTTCCCAATGGATCACTTCATGGGCGATGGTGAAGTTTTCGCATCCAGCAGACCGTTCCCAATATACCTCCGGGTCTATGAGGATCGTGCCGCGCGTTACGTCCAAGTCCTCCGCCATCCCGTATTCCGGGTCGAACACCCTGATCGCGGTATCGGAAAAAGAAATCTGCCCAAAAAAGCGGAAGTCTTCGCTCAACATATACCCAAATTCTACATGGAGCCCCATGCCGCAAGCGATCTCGTGCATGGGGACTTTTGTGGGTTTCCGCAACGCTTCCGGGTAGTAATGCCGTAAAAACCGGGTTGCTTCCGCGTCCATCTGCTTTTTGGATATGACGGGGACAAAGTTCTGCGTTGTATTGCCTTGCTTTCTTGAGCGGGCATACACTTCGATCCCTGTTACTTCAAAAGCTTTCAGCGTGTCGTCCACTTCCGCTTTGCAATGGAAGGTAAACCACTGTCCCTGACATTGTTCTTCACCGTACTCGTCGTTATATCGGGCATACACGTCATACACCGCGTCAAACTCAAAGCGGCAGCCGTCCACGGTCAGATTGCGCGTAAATTTGAGATACATATCCTCCGGCTTGAAATCCGTACAGCCCTCGCCGATGAAGTCGTTGCTGCCGTCAAGGAGCCGCCGCGTTATCGCCGTCCAAATGATGTTATATCCGTATTTGTCTACAAACCGTTCCAGTTCGTTTCTGCCATTGAGCGGCATAACGTAACGCCCCTTCCTGTTTTTTAGAGAGCAAAACAACCGCCGAAAACGTAATTTTTATCGGCAGTTGTTTCACATGGTTTCCGTGCGCCGATTTATATAGGGCGCAAATTATTATTGATTTGCTGTCTGTGCCTTTTTGCTTTGCGGGGTCAGTTAGTTCTACTTATAATCTAACGGCTTGTCTTTGAGGTTTTCAACCATACGCACCGCTATGGCAAGAGCCTGTTCGCGGGTAGCGTTCGACGCGCCGAGAGCGATTTCGGCGGGGGTTATATCGCGGGGGGCAAAGATATTATTGCCTACTCCCGACAAGATTTTATTCGCCGTCATGAAGTACACGGATTGATACGCCCATGACGATATTTTCGCGTCGTCGTCAAACTTCGCGGGCATGGTGAAATTGAGCGTGTAATTGCCGTCCGTCGCCAACGTCCAACCAGTTATGTAGCACTTTTTGAGTACGCGGGTCAGGGCGGTCGCCGCTTGTTCGCGGTTGAGGAGCGTGTCGGGGTCGAACTTGTCAGCCGATATGCCAACCATCAGGTCGGTATTGTAGGCTTTCAGCACTTCCACGTCTTTTGTGTCGGTGAATGGATTGGTTGCCGCCGCTATCGCTGTTTTTCCCGAAAGGTTCTCATACAACTTGACGCACACCGCCGCGAACTCGGCGCGGGTGATGGGTTTCGTCAAGTCTTTGCCTTTCAGCGTATCGGGGAAAAGACCGTATTCGTTGGCTTTTTCAATTTCCGCGCTTGCCCAGCCGGAAGTGTTCGACGCGCCGCTCACGGTGAACGGGACGGCCATGACAAAGGAATTAGCGTAGTCGCCTTCAATAGAGTAAAGGCGTACTTCAAACTCCCCGTTCTTGTTCGGCACGGATAATGTTTGTGTACTGCTTCCGGCTGGCAGATAACGG